CTGCTCCTCAAGGTGAATCAGAACAGTCAGGCACGCAAAATAATGCGCTACAATCGCCTCAACCTGCCCCGACGAATAATCAATCAGCACCACAACCCGAAAGCTCTCAAACGCAAGGAAATACGCAACAGGGCAATTCTCAAAAGGAAAAGGCTAAACCAAAATTTGATGCAAGCAAATCACAAAACTTGTCGTTTAATGATGATGGTGATGTTACTGGAATAACTAGTGAAGATGATGGTCGTTTTACTCTTATACCTGGAGAAAATAATCAGTATGAAGTTATGGCTAATGATGGTAGACACGCTTGGCATGATGATAAACTTTTTGAGAATGCAGAGCTTGCTAATGAAGATGATATTGAACTTGTTCATAATCCTTATATTACTATTGATAATGATGGTAATGTTATTGATTTTGAAAAAGGTTTATTAGGTACAGAAGCTGATGTAGCAGCTTATGAAAAAGCTCTAGATGAACAAGCTAAACAAGAAGAAGAAAGTCAAGAAGAAGAGGAAAGTAATACAACTACCACATCTTCTACGGGGAGGCTTGAGGAAACAACTCCTCCTCCTGCTGCTAGTGCTGAGGAAGGTAATGAAAAAGAAGAAGCAAGTACTCCTGCTACTGAGACTAAGAAAACTATTGCTAATCTTGATATGGACGAACGTACAACTTTAAATATGGAAATTAGTCGTAATATCATTGTTGCTTTAATGAATGATAATGTTGATGTAGATGAAGTAATTAAACAACAAAAAGATTCTCTTATTTCTCAAGGATTTGATAGCGATGAAGTTAATAAATATGTAGATAATTATGTTAATGAGGCTAAAGTTATGTTTGGTTCTTCTGTTGCAGATTTGTATCTTCAAACTGTTTCTGTAGAAACTCAGAAGCTTAATAATCTTACTGGAGAATTTATTAAAGCTGCTGATGATTTTCTTAATACTTACGCTAAGAATACAAAGATGGTTCAGCGTAATGGAAAATACTATGGTAGACTTGAAGATATACTTAGATATATAGAGCAAGAATCTAAATATACTGGTGCTCCTGAAATATTTTATAATTCTCTTAAAGATTATCTTACTAGTGAAGCTGCTAAAGATAAATTTGTTTTAACTGATGTTGAAGAAATAGATAAAGCTGATTTCTTACGTAATGTACATAAGAGTAATTATGTTCGTAGTGTAGAACTTAGTGCTCAAAGTCTTATTACTACAGTTAAACTTGACTTATCTGAAGTAACTGATGAAGATGGTATTAAAGCTGCTCAGGAAGAACTTAAATTAGTTAATTCTAATGATGCTCTCGAAACTGAAATTAGTAAAAAGAATAAAACTAATACTACTATTCTTCTTTACAAACATAATGGTGTTACTATAGGTTGGCAAGCTTTAGCTAGTATTGATAAAGGTACTGGTCTTTATGTTAGACCTGCTGATGATTGGATGCACACTATTGCTGGAGATAATAACACTCCTGATGGTCCAGTTAAAGAATTTATTAAAGATATTCTCAGTAGAGATACTATTGATGGGATAGATTATTCCACTCTTGATGATATTGTTTATAAAGCAGCTTTTGATAAGTTATCTAAAGATGAATATAAACAATTAGTTGCTGCTTTTGCTTCTCATAAAGGAATACAACGTGCAGTTAATAATCATTATGTTAGAGATGCTGAAAATCCTAATTATGAGAAACTTCTTAATGGTCTTGCTAAACTTTGGAGATATTGTTATCAAGTAAAACCTACAAATAATGTAGCTGTTGGAGAATATAATGATATTCTTATTGACAGTATTGATACATATTATGATAAACTTAGAGAAGAAATTAATATTGCTACAAATGTAGCAAATGGAATTTATACTCCTAGAGTTAATGTTCTTTCTAAAGGTGAAGTAATTCGTGCTCATAATAAAGAACTTACTCCTGATGGAAAAACTAGACCTTCTAAAGATGTAGCTCGTCCAATAAAAGAAGTTCTTAGTAATAGTAGTGAAGCTTATATAGGTGCTACTTCTAACGGTTATGTAGCTGTTTCAGGACTAGGTACTCAAAAATATACAGGTTATAATAGTGCTAGTGGACAAACATTCTTAGCTCTTCCTAATACTAATGGTACTATAGATTATGTTGCAGCATTTCCTAGAGTTTATATAGGAGATACTTATTATCGCAATGGAGAGAAAGTTAATGCTCCTGAAAATAGAATACTTAATTCTTTAGTAGATTCTGTTACTGCTCAATTAGAAGAAAGACTTGCTAACGTTAAGTCTCTTGATGATTGGAATGAGGTTAAAGAGTTTATTAATAATATATTTAATTTTAGATGTAATGCTATCTTATCTTTAGGCAATTCTATTGTTGTTCAGAATAACGGTAATTTAGTTCTTAAAGCTAATGGTAACGAATATACATTCTTTGCCCATAGTGCTAAAGACCCTAATGCTGCACCAAATGTAATTAAACGTAAAGATGGAAAGCTTTATAAGTTTGATGATGTATCTGATTTAATAGAAGATATTAAAGCTAGTGCTAAAATTAATATAAGTTCTAGTCTTCTTAATGGAGATAACAATACTAATCTTCCTACTAAAAATAAATTTATTAGTAGAGATAAAACAGGCTTTCATATTAATATTCCAGCATATAACGGAAAGAATGCTTTTGATATTAATAATAGTACTTATAGTCAATTCCTTATTGACAATGATTTAGTTCGTGTTGATTTGGAACAAGAAAATAGTTCTAACTATCGAGCTGTTGGTGTTGATAAAATAGGTAGTAATCAAACTCTTCAAATTGATATATTTGATACTTCTGAAAGCCGCCCCGTAGAAGATGTAGTAGAATCCACTCCTACTGATACTCCACAAACTATTGTACGTAATACTATAAATAGTATTATTAATAATGATAGTATTGCTAATAAAGGTGAAAGTATTGCTGAATATCTTCTTAGTGAGAAATCTAAAGATTCTCTTAGTAAAATAGTTAAACTTAAAAAATATAATAGAGTAACTGATGCTATATTTCCTGAAAACTTTATCTTTGATGATGATAAGATACAAAAGTTTAGAGAAAGTGATGAAGCAAACAAAAATGCTTTAGCTTACTATGATTCAGAAAATGAAGAAATAGTTGTAGGTAATGATTGGTTAAGTAGAACTGTTGATGCTAATACTGCTGGCGATGATGCAGTTCGTGTTCTTATCCATGAAAAACTACATAGTAAAATCAATAATAGTAGAAATCCTAAGCAGTTTAGAGAAAAGCTTAGAACCATATATGATGACTTTGTTAAAGCTATTGATGCTGATTTAGCTAATCTTAACGATAGTACTTTCGATGAGATTAATGCTCGCTTTGATAATAAAGCTACTAATATAGATGCTCTTCGTGCTTATCTTACTCATATTAAAGAATATCAATTTGAAAAGTTTAGTACAAGACCAGATACTCAACTTGAAGAGTTCATTGTAGAATCTCTTACTTCTAAAGGTCTTATGGATTATCTTAATTCTGTTAGAGTTGAAGGTGAACATAAAGGTAAAACTAGTAGTCTTTGGCAAAAGATTATGGAGTTCATAAGTAGACTGTTTGGTATTGAAATTAGGGATGAATCTCTTAGAGCTAAAGAGTTTAATATTCTTGCTAATAAATTCAAAGAAAATAAAGTTGCTCCTAAGACTGAAGTCAAAGAAGAAACTAAAGCATTTGTTGAAGGTACTCTTGAATTTAAAGAAGATGAAACTAAGCCTGAAGAAGTTCCTGAAGAAGTTCCTGCTGATGATAATATTACAAATATTACAGAAGGTAATAATGCAGTTAATGAAGATGAACTTGATGATTTACTTAATATGGGTAGTAGTGTTGATGATAAAACTTTAGGTAGTTTTTCTTCGTTATACTCAGCAGTCCGGGCACTTCCAATGGATGAACAATCTCGTATGTTCGATATGGTTGAGCGTGGCGAGTTTTCTATATCTTGTCGATAGATTATTCACAGAATAAATTTTATGGTTCTAGAGGAGAATTTAAAATCCTCTAGAACTTTATTGTTTAATTAAATAATATAATTATGGCTAGTTGTCCTATTACACCTAAAGATTTTTTAGGTACTGAGACTGGAACCCGTCTCAAAGAACTTTGTGGTAATGATGTAGTTAAGTTTAATGCTATAACTACATTAGTTTATAACCCTGAATCCAAGACTGGATTTACTAAAGATTTTGATGATTATCGTTTAGGTAACGATGCTGCACAAGAAGCTCTTGAATTTTATAATTCAAGACATTTTAGTGTTGGTGCTCAAACTACTAAATCTAAGTTTAATGATGTTATAACTAGATTTGGTTATCTTAGTACTACAGCTAAAGTTATGGCAAATAGAATTATAGGTAATACTATACTTACTTTCTTTGCTAACGATGTAGTTAAAGGTAAATTTAATAAAGATAATAACAATGCTAATTTTTATGCTAATAGAGTTGTATCTTTTGGTGCAGTTCAAGTAGCTAAAAAGTACTTTGAAAATAAAGGTCAGAAGTTTACTAATAAAGAAATACTTAGTTTAGTTAATCAAATTCTTGGCTTTACTAGTAATGGTAATTTTGAAAAAATAGATGATGTTTTCGCTAACGCTAGTAGAGAAGATAAAAACTTTTATGCTATGGTTAAAGAAATGATTCTTAATAAAGTTTCTTTCTTTAATTCTATTTATGCTGGCGATAGTCGTCTAGGTATGCTTCGTTTTAAGTCTGATGAAGCTATTGATGAGAAGGTAGATTTAGATAGTGAAATGGAATCTATTCTTAATGGTAACGAAAATGATGAACTTGCTGACTTTAATAAAGAATTTGATGTAGATGGTACTACTGCTAGATGGGACGATAACAGTGGTATGGGAAGTAATTTTATGAAAGGTATTGATGAAGATATTCGTATGATACTTTTCACTATTCCTAAGCTTAATGATATTAATAAAGTTGATGGTAAATATAATTATGATAGAAGTAATGAACTTGGTACTATTGATTTTATTGATGGTAAGAAAGTAATAGCTGCTATTATATCTAAAATAAGTAGAGATAATATTACTAGTTTTATTAATAGTATTAAGACTATTGCTGAACAGAATAAAGAGATGTCTGGTCTTATTAAACTTTACGAAGATTTAAAAGCTAATAGAGATTTTGCTATTAGATTTAGAAGTCAATTTGTAAAGACTATTATGCCTAAGACTGAAACTAGAACTGAATCTGATGGTACAGTTAGAGCTGTACTTTCTAATAAAGAATCTAATAGAAGACAATCTCTTATATTTAGTTTTCAAAATAATGTAAAGCATACTACACTTAATGTTGATCCAAATGCTATTGAAGTATTTCGTTCTGCTGTAGAAAGTGCTAAAAGAAGATATAAACTTTCTGCTAAAAATGAGATTAGACGTAATGCTGCATTTGCTGATATTGTTGCTAATTTAACTAAAGCCCTTAAAGCTTATTATCCTGATATGGATGCCAATGCTGTAAGAAATTATCTTATTGGTAATAAAACTAATGGCAGAGTTGATGTTGATATTAACACTAGTAATCTTCTTGCTCATTTGAAAAATATTAGTGATGCTTCTACTAAAGCAAATGATAATCTTCGTGAAGAACAAGAACATAAAAGAGAATGGAATAAAGAAGAACATGACAATAATGAAACTTATGTTCCATTACATACTGAAATTATTCCTGCTACTGCTATAGCTGCTGCTAATAGTTTTGCTACTGATATAGAAGCTTATTCTACTGTTGCTCTTCAGTTTAATTCTAAGAATGTTCTTGGTAATCAAAGTTCTGATATTATTAATAGTTCTATGATTACTTATCTTATGAATGCTATTAATGGTACTGAAATGTCTGTTGATGCTGAAGGTAAACTTTCTCCTGAAGCTCTTATTCAATACGGTAATGAAAAGTTTCGTGTTAATTCTAAAGAAAAAGGTAATCAATATAATTTTAGTAATATTCTTCTTGAGCAACGTGGTGTTGATGGAAAAATTAAAGTATTTGGTCTTTTCCGTAAACTTGGAGATAAGTATGTTCCTACAGAATATGCTAAAGATTTGATTAATGTTAGTTTGTTTAATGGTGCTGGAAATCCTAATACTGGTCAGAATGTACTTTATTCTGGTATGAGTAAGATGGATTATATCTATAGTGCTATTGCTAATTTTGTAAATACAGAAGCTGACTATCTTTCTAAGAATGAATATGATATTGATTTTGCTAATTACTTTATGCGTGTTCCTTCTGATGCTCCTAAGAATTTTATTATTAGAGCTGCTAGATATAAAACTAAAGGAGGAAGTTATGGTAATCTTTTTAATGTAGAAAATAGTAAAGAAGTTAGTCAAGCTATTGAAATTTATCTTGATACAGAAATTCCTAGTGAAACTCGTGCAGACAATGAAGTAAAAACTTCTAAGTTTGTTAATCTTACTACCAATAAAGAGTATAATCAAATGGTTCACGATTTGACTACTAAAACTATTGGTCGTAGAAAGATTATGCCTTTTAATATTCTTGAAGGTAAAAATCATAAATCAGGTTCTGAAATTGCTGTTGGTTATAAATATACAGATGATAGTGGTAAAGTAGATAAATATGAACTTCACGGAACACTTTATATAGATAGTAATGGAGCTTATTATATTACTGATGCTAAACCTGTTCTTATTTCTAGTATGAATGAGACTAAAGTTAGTGATAGATTTTCTCCTACTCTTTATCAATCTTTAGTATCTAAGATTAATCGTAGAGCTAATGTTACAGGTATGATTGGTAATACTAAAGTAAATAGAGTTATAAATACTAATCATCCACTTTATATACAATATAGAAACATGTTTGTACAAGAACTTACAGACATGGCTCATTCTATTAATCAATGGTTTGAAACTGATAGTACTGGTAAAATTCTTCGTTGGCAAAAGAACGAAAATCCTGAACTTGCTGGTCAGCCTAAATTTAAAGGCGATTGGGGATTTGATGAAGAAAGTGCTAGAAGAGCTTATGCTGTTTATGAAGTAGGTAAAGGTCATAAACATTTTGTAGAAATGAATCCTACTACTAAAGCTCTTACTTTTACTGGTAGACTATTCCATGATGATAGATTTGAACTTACTGATAAAGATGGCAATGTAGATAATAAAGCAGAGAAGTTATTAGAAAAGATGTTTCCTTCCCTTTACGGGGCGGATATAGATGGTTATATTCACTTTACTGCTAATGGTGATGAAGTTACTGTAAATCTTTCTAAAGAACAAGAAGATGAGATTGCTAATATGATTAGTGATTTTATTATTACTTATGTAAATCAACAAGTTGAAAAGTTTGATAATTTTAAAAGTATAGATGTTGCTAATATTATCAACGATGATAATGTTGCTGATTTTGTACTTAATTATAGACTTATGTGTGGTAACTTTAATGACTTATTTGAAGGTGATACTAAGTTCTATAAAGATAATCAAACTCTTCTTAAACGTACTAAGGAAGACCAGGCTAGTGGAGTACCTTATGGTTTTGCTGATTACACTACTGATTATGCTAATGGAATAACAGATGTTGCGTTTAGCGAACTTAATACTAGTAGAGTTCAAGCTGAATTTGCTAATTATAAAAATCCTCTTAATGTTACACAACGTAATAAGTTTAGAGGTGTAACTATTAAGAATACTATTAGAACTTCTGAAGAATGTAAAGTTGCAACATTTGATAAAGATGGTAAACAACTTTCTGAAGATGGTAGTCTTGTAAAAGACCTTGTAAAGAATGCCGGTCTTACTATTGACCAAGCTAGAACTTTAATAGGTGGTTATCAAGGTACTACTGTAAACGATGCTCAATCTTATATTACTTTTGAAGAATGGGTTCGTCGTATTGCTGGTAGAGGAAAACTTAATGAATATCTTCCTCTTATTAAGAAGATTCAGAATGATGAACCTCTTAGTGTTGATGATATTGATACTTTTGTACAAGTACAAAAGAACTTCTATTATGACCATTATTTTGATAAGTATTCTAAGAGATTTGTACCTCGTCAAATTAAGAATGCTGAATTTGTTCTTATACCTAGATTTATAAAAGGTACTCAACTAGAACAAGTTTATAATCTTATGAAAGATAATGGTATTGACCAACTTAATACAGAAGAAACAAGTAAAGCTGGTAAAGCTAGAGTACTTGAAATTTTTGATAGTAAGACTGGAGAAGTAACACAAAAACATATTGATGATTTTAATGCTCATGCTAAAGATTATGTTGAAGAATATGATTATAATCATCTTTATACTCAGCAAGAAACTCCTCAACATATGAATGCTGAAAATAAAGCTGGTATTCAAATTATGAAGAAGATTGTTGATAATATTCCAGTTAATAGTCGTCTTTATAAAAAGAAAGAAGAGTTTTTTAAACTTTATAGTGCTAACATTAGAGATTCATTTAATAGTCTTGCTAGTGAACTTAATATTCCTAGAGACGCTAATGGTAATATTCTTTTTGAAGCAAATGGAACTATTAAAGGTATAGATTATCATACATTCTTTAATAAGTTGAAAGAAGAGTGTATGCGTTTAGGTCTTGATAGTAATATGATGGATTATGTAACTCTTGCTGAGCAAGCTGTTAATCCTATTACTGGAAGACCTAATGTTAATATGCCTATGATTCTTAGTAATGCTATTACTAAGCTTGAAAGTGTTAGTCAATCTGTGTTTAATAGAGCTATTACTCGTCAAACTCTTCCTGGTTTCCATGCTGCTCAGATTACTAATGTTGGTTTTAAAGCAACTAAAGAACAAATTAGTTATTCTAAAGAGCTTCGTTATCATCCTGTAACTAAAGAACATCCAGAAGGTGAACGTTATGTTGAAATAATGCTTCCTGCTAGTAATTTTGGTTTTGCTAAAAATGCTGATGGTACTTATAAAAAGAGTAAAGAAGACCTTCTTAAAGAACTTCAAGCTGCACATCTTGATACTCTTATTGGTTATCGTATTCCAACTGAGGGTAAACAATCTGTTTGTGTAATGAAAGTAGTTGGTTTACTTGATGATGCTCAAGGTTCTACTATTGTTGTTCCTGATGATTGGGTTTCTCAAACTGGTTCTGATTTTGATATTGACTCTGTATATGGTATTCAATATAGTAGTTATGTAGATAAGCATGGTAATATTCGTAAACAAAGTTATTCTGATGAACTTGATATTTATGATTATGCTAATTATGTAAATAGACATCTTGAGAAAGCTGATAAGATTAAAGATAAGTCAGTTAGAGAAGCTTTTGAAAAACTTAATAAAGAAATAGATGAACAATTTGAAAAGTCTCGTAAAGAATTAGCTGAAGAAGAAACTCAAGCTTATGACGCTTTATCTGATGAAACTAAAACGCTTGTAAAACATGCTTATATAGATTTTGAAGACTTTGCTGAAAAGAATCCAGAAAGTGGTAAACTTACAAAAGATAGTTATCTTAAACAACTTCAATATGTAGCTGATTATATTCGTGTTAATAAAACTACTCTTGATGATGCTGATAAAAATTTCATTTCAGTACATGAAGATATGGTTGATTCTATTAGTAATGAATATATTGATAAAAAAGCTTTTAAGTCTGATAAAGCTAAAGAGATTCTTCAAGCTAGAATTGATAAGTTTAATAAAGCTGCTAAAAAACTTGGTATTATGAGTTATAATGAATATTTAGCTCAAAATGTAGAAGATGCTAATACTCGTAATTCTCGTAATAATCGTATTCTTGATGATATGATTGATATTCTCAAAGATGATATATCTCTTGAGGAGAACTTGTCACGTTCTAATTTTGATGATATTATCAATGCGCGTGATAAAGTTATTAATCCTGTAGTTAAGAAAACACGTAACGCTAGAAGTTCTTATGACTTCCTTGACCAAGCTGATTATCAAGAAGATGTTATGAGTGGTGCTAAACTTAAAGCATTTAGTGTTACTCGTGATACTTTTGTTTCTGTTTGTAATACTGTTCAACCTACTATCAATAGTGATTATGAAGTAACAATTTCTTATGATAAAGATAAGTATGATGTTAAAGAACTTATAGATAGATTTGGTGAAGATAATGTTACCACTGATCATGAAACAGGTGATTATCTTGTAACTCATACTACTATCGGTTGGACCAATGATAATAAAAATGTAGATGGTCGTATTCTTACTGCATATACTTCTCAAACTACTGCTCATATTCTTGATGCTGTTAAGGAAGGTGCTATTCCAAATGTAAATGACTTTACTTTTGCAGTATATAAAACTCTTCCTGATATTGGTAGTAATTATGATACAACTGTTGCGTTTATTATGCAGCCTGCTATTAGTCGTATTGTAGAAGAGTATAATGCTAATAAGTCTATTTATGCTGAAGATACTTCTAAACCTATTCATAATGCTATTAAAAAATTAGCTATTGAAATGAATATTGGAGTAACAGAAGATGACAATATTAAAACTGTAATAGACAAAGTAAATACTGCTCTTGGTACAGAATATAGTCTTACTTCTAACAATAGAGTTATTCTTAATTATAAAGAATTAGCTAATAGACTTAATCAAAAGGAGAGCCGCCCCGTAGAAGATATGATATATGATATGTCTATACTTTTTGCTTATAATGATATTAATCGTTTAGCTCAAGGTATTAGTTCTTTAGCTCGTGTTTGTAATCCTGATAGATTTGGTGCTAAGCAAACTCTTTTTGCTACTAATAAAGTATTTACTGATATTCAAGAAATCGTTAATGGAGAAAATGCTAATATAGAAAATGTTCTTTCTGTTAAAGATAAAGATAACGAAATGTCTTTCCTTGAAGCTATTTATCCTGGTCTTCTTACTAAAAATGCTACTGGTAATAAAGTTGTAGATATTAGAAGTTATATGATGGATAAACATAATGATAGTCAATCTAAATATCCTTCTCTTCATTGCTTCTTAAAGTATGCTACTGCTACATCTAGTAGTATTAATAGTATGTTGTTTGATACTCAGACTGATAGTTTTAAGAATCTTGTTTATAGTCTTGAAAATACTTTTAGTGATAGAAGTCGTAATATTAACGAGAAAGAATATAATGATTTTCAACAATATATTCTTAGTAGTATATATAATCATGTTGCTCCAGTAATGTATAGTAGTAAAGTATTTGCTGAACAAGATGGTACATTAGTTTACGGTTTTGATAATGAAAGTGATACTATTGCTGAACGTCAAAGAATATTTGGATATAACGCTAAACCTCAGTTTAACTTTGATTGTGAATATATTAATAGACCAACTCCTTCTGAAGTAGAAGCTTTTATTAAGCTTACTCCTGCTCAAAAGGTTGCTTATCTTCAAAGTAAATCTGAAGATGCTGGTATATTTGGTTTGCTTAAAGTAAACTTGTTCAATCAATATGAATATAATACTACTGGTCAATCTAAGCAAAGTATTCAATTCAAAGATGATACTACTGATGTAGAAACTGCCTATATGTTATTCGACCAAGCAACTAATAGTGATAATCCTCTTGTTAAACTTGCAGCTATTGATATGATTAAATATGCTTTTGCTGTTGAGAATTTCAAGATGAGACGTAATGGTATTAGTAAAGTTATTACAAATGATGCTCTTAGAAATGCTGATTTGTTTGGTGGTAAATCTGCTATTAGTTATATAGTTGATGAGTTTAATAATTTTGCTGGAACTTATGATGTTGCTGAACGTTATGTTCGTTCTCATAGTGATAGCAATTTTATCTATCATAAGACAGTTAAGAATGTTCGTAGAAATGGTACTTATGTTTCTGAATTAAGTAAGTTCAAGAAACCAAACAATCTTTTTGTATTTGATTTATCTGATATTAGTATTGTTGGAGAAAAGATTGTTAATCTTAGACATGACATAGAAACTACTGATGATGATAATGAAATTAAATCGCTTAATGTAGAACTTAAAACAGCTCTTGCTGAATATAATAATTTAAAGTCTCAAAGAGCACTTGCCGCTAAGTATGGTTTTATTAATGAATCAAATACTAATGATGACTTTTATGCAAATCATTATGTTCATCTTAATGAAAAAGTAGGTAAAGAATATAAAGCTAGACTTTATAAAATCGTTGAAAATAACGATAAAATATATGCTTATCCTATTACCAAACTTGACGAAAATGAAACTGGCGAAGTAAGTCTTAATAGAGAAAACACTAAAGGTTATAGAAGTGAAGGTTTTTATATTGATTATATTAATAGATTAGAGAAAGGTGATACTCCTACTATGGATGACCTTAATGAAATGGCTCAAGCTTATAAGTTTAATATTAAACATCTTAAACTTAAAAATGCTAATGCTTTTGATATTAATAATCCTAGTAAGTATCAAGAAGCTTCTGCTAAGTTTACTATTAATGAAATTCTTAATAAATATCCTGAAAGTAATGGTAAAGAATTTGCTATTCAGAGTTTTTATTTAAGAAGTAAATCGATTGGTACTGTATTTGGTAATCCTCAACACATTAAAGGAACTTATGTTACTATAGAAGATGGTAAAGAAGTTACTAATGAAGTTGATGAAATATTTGAGTTTAGAGCTCCTAGAAAATCTGAAGTAGAAAGAGCTAAAGATTTAGGTATTAATGTGCCTTATAACACTTACTTTGTAAGAGTTAAGTCAAAAGGTAAACCTAATACTACTTTAAATACTAATTCTAAGCTTGGTGCTAGCATTCTTGATTTCTCTATTGATGCTTATAACGATATGAATCGTAGAAGTCATGAAGGTGATTATTCTGCTCGTAAAAAAGTAAATAATCTTTCAGCTAAAGGTTTTAATGCTACACGTAATGAGTTCCAATCTCAAGCTGAAGATGTTTATTATAACATAACAACTTATGTTGAAGATAAAGTTAATGACATTACTCAACAACTTAATCAGTTTGTTGAAGATGATGGTCATTTCTTATCTGTAAATGATGCTCGTACTATAGATATTATTAGAAACAATCCTGCTGAAAGAAGAAGATATTTAAAGACTCTTCTTGATGCTAGAGCTTTAATTAGTAAATATGGTAATATTGCTTCAGTTAAAGTTGATAAATCTGTAGATAGTGATAATACTATAGCTTATGTAGAAAGACTTCAAAATGCAATTAAACAACTTACAGATACTTCTATTATTGAACAAGCTGAAAAGTTGTTTGCTAATGATTATCTTGCAAAGCTTAGTGATAATCCTCAAATTCAAAATAATCTTATTAGTGTATTTGATGGTTTCCATTCTACTAGTTGGTTTGATGCTTGGGTTGGTGATTTACAGGATTCTGGTAATGCTTTTATACAAATACTTACTAAGAATGTAATGTCTGATATTAGAGCTAAAGAACTTCAAGCTAGAAGAACTGTAGATATTTTCAATAAGGAGATAGATAAAATATTTGCTGATGCAAAAGCTGCTGGTGTTAATTTGTCATTTGATGATATTATTGACGCTGATGGTAGATTTATCCGTCCTTATAATGATAATTTTGAAAATGATTTAAACAAACTTAGACAAGATGAACGTAATGCTAAATCAGATATAATTAATAATCCTGAAGCTTACATTGAAGCTAAGCATAAACTTGATAAGTTTTTATTAGACCATGTAAATCGTAAGTTTGTTGATAGTTATTATAAAGAACTTTATGATGCTCAAGATGAACTTTATAGAAATCATAGACCTATACTTGAAGAGTATATTAAGACAAAAGCTATGATTGATGAAATTAATGCCAGTAGAACTGATGGTACACTTAGTCCTGAAAAAGAAACTGAATTAAAGAATCTTTGGTATCATCTTAATGATATTCGTTCTGAATATGATTTAGATAATGGTGAACCTAAAGAAAGTTTTATCATGGGTTATCCTGGTATGAATTCTTCAACTGGTGAAATTGTTGATAAAGAAAGATACTATAAAGCTAGAATAAATAATGCTGATGATTGTAAAGCTCTTGACAAATATCTCAGAACTATTAATGATATTCGTAATAAATATAATGATAGTAAAGTTCGTAAAGGTTTTGAAGACCAACTAAAACGTATGCTTGATATTGTTGAAACTGCTGAAGCTAGAGACCCATCTGGTAGAATTAGTATTCCTGCTTCTCAGCTTGAAATGAATAAAGAATATAAAGCTGCAAAAGCTTGGCTTGCTACTAATGCTAAGTGGACAGTTGACCCAAGTATTCAAGAAGCTATACACGAAGCATATAAAACTATGGGTTATAAGGGTGAAAATAATAATAAGTTTAAAGCATATCTTAGAAAGCTTAAAGCAACTAATGTAAATCCTTATGATGAATTTGGTCGCTTAGATGGTACTATATTTACTGAAGAACAACAAACTGCTATTCAAGAAGAAGCTCAGAAACGTTTTAATAATACAAAATATGGTATGGAAAATGACCGTATTCTTATTAGTAATGGTCCTGAAGATGATGTTATTTATCCTGCTGAAGTTTATAAAATACTTGCAGCTAATGGTGTTCCAAATAAAGAATATCAGCAAATAGTGAAACAAGTTAATGAAATACTTGCTCCACATTATGACATTGCTACTAAACATGTTGCTACTTCAGAACTTACTGAGGAAGAACTTGATAAACTTTATCAAGCTTATCAACCTTTATTTGCTGGTATGAAGAAAACAGAAGATAGTACTAATGGTAAGTCTATTGCTTATTTTGTTACTCGTTTTGTCGATTTAGATAATTACAATAAAGAAGCATTTAATCTAGAAGAAGAACGAGCTAAAGCTAAAGGAGCTAAGTATTATAAAGCTTGGGAACGAGTTAATAAAATGGGTATTCCAAAACTCGATGATAAATATCAAGTTGTTACTGATGCTTCAGGTAATATAGTTTATGATGAAACTAAAGATAGAATACCTAATCGTTATATCTATGGTACTCTTAAAGTAGATATGGATAAATACCTCAAGACAAAAGGTAAAAAGAAAGCTGAACAACTTCGTAAACAAATGGACGAAAGAACTGAAGCTTATCGTACTATACATAATAATCTTGAGACTGTCAATACTCCTTATTATGAAGCTGAACTTAAAAAGCAAAGAGCAAAAGGTGATGCTGAATTTAAGAAATGGTATGATAGAAATCATGTATTTAATCCTTATACTCATAGAATGGAACCTACTGTAATATGGAAAAAAACTCAAATTATACCTGCTGTTGCAAACGGTGAATGGAATGCTGGTTATGCTCAAACTGAACTTGCTCCTAAAGCTGCATATAGAAATCCAAATTATAAAGAAGGTGTAGGTTATGTTGATAATTATAAGAAAACTGATGATAAAACTTATGATTCAGAAGTTGTTCTTAATGCTCATCAACAAAAGCTTATGGGATATATTCAAGAGACTCTTAATAACCTTGCTCAAACTGAATCTGCAAAACGTTTTATAGGTAGAGGTTATCTTCCTTCTATGAGTAAAGGTGCAGAGCATGATGCAAAATGGTGGGGAAAACAATTCCTAGAGTTCCTTGGTTATAGTGATAAACTTCAGAATGGTAGAGACCCTTTCTATCATATAGATTATGCTGATGATAAAGCTATTGATATGCCTATGTTAATGGAACAACTTAGAAATAAAGATTCTGTTAATATAGAGAATATTAAAAAGACTAAGCCACAGCGTATATCTTATGCTGATGATGAAGAATATAATGCTGCACTTACAGCTTATAATAAACGTATGGAAGAAGCATTGAAGAAGAATAAAGAAATTCATCGTGCTTTACTTAATAGAGATTATCGTACTGTACTTTCAAACTTTATTACTCAAGCTGCTCATTTTAATGCTATACAAGATAATAAGTATATGCTTTATTACGGTAAAGAAATGCTTGATAGAATGGAAGTATATCAAAAGAATGTAGGTTGGAGTAATCTAAAGAAAGACCATCAAAGAGGTGCTAGAGATGAAACTCGTTATCTTACTCAAAAAGATGAAAGACTTCAAGGTCAATATGAGAATTGGATTCGTAGAATTATCTATAATCAATTTAAAGAAAGTAATGCTAACTTTACTAAAGTTAGTAATCTTCTTCAATCTTTTACTAGTGCTAAATTTATGATGCTTAATATTACTGGTGGTATCGGTAACGTTACTGTTGGTGAATCAGGTTTAGCAGGTGAGTGGATAGCTAAAGAATTTATTGGAGCTAAAGATTATGCTCGTGGTAAAGCTTTATGGATGCACAATTCATGGAGTTTTATTAACGACCTTGGTAAAGATAAAGCTTCAACATTAGCTAGTGCTATAGTTAAAGAAATGAATGTTATTGACTTTGACCAACTTGCTGGTATTGGTGATGGTAATCATCTTGATGTAGGTACTGCTTTTGCAAAGCTTAGAAATGCTCTTTATTCTCCTAATGCTATGGGTGAACATTTTATGCAAAATGCTGCTATGTTTAGTCTTATGTATAGTAATAGACTTATACCTGTAGTTGATGCTGAAAATAGAGGTAAAATCAAGTATCGTGCTATGAGTAAATATGAATATATTGCTGATTGCCATGAGAAAGCTCTAAAGCGTATTATTGAAGGTACTGAATTTGAAGCTAAGTTTAATAACTATGTTGGTAGTATAAAAGAAGATGCTAATAAACTTAAAGAGTTTGTTTTTGGTCGTAAAGATTTTACTACTGAATTTGCTAGAACTCTTCCTAATAAGATGCAAAAAGAATTTGTTAAAGTAAAGAAAGAACTTGAAAAGACTGCAACTGCTGATTTTGAAAAAAATAGTACTCTTATTGAAAATCTTGATTTAAAAGATGGTAGACTAGCTTTCAAAGAAGGTAGTAAACTTGCAGAACTTGATGCACTTAGTGCAGATAAAGAAGTTTCTGATGCTTATAAGCTTCTTGGTGAGTTTAAAGGTAAAGTTATTAGTGTCAATAAAGAGATACATGGTGTATATGATAAGATTGGTGCTGCACAACTTGAAAAGCATTGGTGGGGTAGTCTTGCTATGCAATATCATAAACATATATATCCTGGTATTCTTAAACATTATAGAAGACAAGGTTATTTCAATGAAGAACGTGGAGCTTTTACATTAGGTTGTGGTCCTGCTCTTATGGATTTCCTTTCAATGCCTTTAGATAAGATTAAAGCAGATAGAGAAATTAATGGTACTCAACTTGGTGCATTACAAACTCTTCAAAAGTTGTTTATAGGTTATGTAGATATGGCTACAAACTTCAATACAAACTGGAATATGTTATCTCGTTATCAACGTGCTGCAATACTTAGAGCTATGGGTAATGTTGCAGGTTCAGTAGCTGCTATTGCTATGTCTCTTGCTGCTCATGCTATTTGGGACGATAAAGAACTTGAAAATAGTACTTTAGGAAATCTTCTTATTTATGAGGCAGACAGTCTTGCAACTCAAGTTATGATGTATACTCCTCCATTTGCTATAACTGAAGGTAAGAAGTTATATAGTTCTCCTATTGCAGCTCAGACTATACCTACTGATGTTCTTAAAGCTATGAATATTATAGCAGAAGGACTTATAGCTGGTGATGATTATAACTGGGATTATAGTAGTGGTAGATATTCTAAAGAGAATAAAGTTTATGTTCTTACTACTAGACAGATACCTATCTATAGAGCTTATAATAATATTGCTGGTCTTGATAAGAGTAACAGTTACTATAAATTAGGAGACAATATACTTGGTATAATACCTACTAATGTAAATGATTAAATCCGCCCCGTAGAAGATATCGATAGTTATACTTCTACTAATAAGAATTAAATAAGACCTTTATCTGTTGGAGATATTAATATTAATAGTATCTTTGCAACAGATAAAGGTTTTCTTGTTTTTGTCATGAAATTACTACAGATGTATGCGAAACTTTATTGCTCTATGGTGTAATGGTAGCACTACAGATTTTGGTTCTGTCAGAGCAGGTTCGAATCCTGCTAGAGTAACAAATGCTATAAGTTTTAAACTACTTGCTAAAATAAATGGTTATAGGATTTTAAATGTTGTTTAATGTGACATTTATAAAGGTTCTGAGCTAGATAGTCGTGATGACTGTCTAGCTTTTTTTCGTTTAATGTGTCGTAGTGTGTCGCTACTAATGAATAAAAAAAAGAGTAACTCATCCTCACGGACAAGCTACTCATAATAATAATGATGTTTATGCAGCCACTGCTGCTAATGTTAAATTATAAAATCTTATAACATGGAATACAAATATCAAAAACATAAGTAATATTTCAATTTCTTTCGTAAGCGGTTAAATAATTAAAGTAGTATGATTAATCGACATTGATATGTAAGTTGCTTAGAAATCATTTATTATGTAATTGTGGGAGTTTCCCACTAAGTTTGGCATAGATTAAACTCGTATGCCTGGAGCTGAAATAAGACTATCAAGTAAGAATGGTTATTAAATAAATTACACTTTAAATGACTTCTAAGCTACTTTGATGTTACGGCTGAATAATTATTCAGGAGATTAGAATCACCCTCGTACAGAGGATTTCAAAATGTAGGATGTACCATATAGCTCAACTTATTTAAAAGGAGCTTTAATTATATTACCATTATCATCAAGATAAATAACACTATCTGTATCATATCCATCATTTGTAGAATCAACATCATTACTTTCATAGAAATCATCATTAATTCCACAACTATCTATACTTACAGGTTTATTATTAGAAACTTTATTGTAACTACAAGCACCAAGTCCGGCAGCTATAACAGCAAGTATAAGTATGGCTATATTCTTATGTTTATTATAATTTGGATTCATAATAATTTTAAATTAAAAACTGCTAGTACTTTCATAAGCACTAGCAGCAACAACAGAAGAAAAATTTTCAGTATTTATTTCAAATACAAATCTATATACCTCTGTATACAGTTCACATGAGTACTTCCAACAAATTTAAATGTTACTTCATCATCTTCAAGAAATATTGTAGTAGGATAATCATAAGCTTTATACTTATGAATAAGTCTTTTAGGAAGCTCTGCAAAATCTTTAATTTCAAGAGCTATTTCTTTAGATGATTTAGCAATAACTGTTTGAATGTTATTTATCACTATAGAACAACCAAGACAATTCTTAGTCGTTATTATTAGGATTTTTCTTTTCATTTATCTCAGCTACTTTTTCATAATAAGAACCATCAGGAGCAAAATGAACTCCTTCATTGTTAAGAATAGTCTCATAAGTCTTTGCAGTATTCTTCAAATCTCTGAGAAGCAAAGCAAGATTAGCAAAAGTTACTTTATTAACTTTATCACTATCCTTAGCATTTTCGATAAACTTAGCCACATTGTTAACTTCGATAGCAGTATGTGCGTGCTGCTTAATCATTTCTGATACCCACTTTTTCATATTGTTTACTATTTAAATTATTAATTATTTCTTTGCGGTAGAACCAAATCCACCATCACCTCTATCAGTTATGCCAAGGTCTTCAAGGTTCTCAACTGTTTCAAAACAAATTTGTCTATGATGAGGAATCTCAAGTTGACCAATAACATCACCAACTTCAATAGGTTTTGCATTAGTTATAATGGAACGGAATACAACAAAAAATTCTCCACGATAACTTTCATCACCAGTACAAGGAGAATTAGGTATTACGTAACCCATCTTAGTAATACGTGAATTAGGACGTAAAGTAAGTGAATCACGATATTCAGTAGCAACATGAATACCTGTTCCACACTTAACACGACCATCTTCTGTAATCTCAACACTAGTTGCAATTACATCACAACAAGCATCTGTAGCATGTCCATAAGCATGACCGTCTTTATCACCTTCACTCATATAATGAGCATACTCTGGAATTTGTGCTTTAACTTTAGGGTCAAGCCAAATCTTAACTGGAACAAAATCAATAGCTGTACGAAGAGCGTCTTTAAGTTCTTTTTCAGCTAACTCTCTGTTGTCAGGAGTGTCTTTAAAAGCATTTGCATAATTAATCATTGCATTTGCTATACGATTACTTAATTGACTCATAATTTAATTATATGTTATTTGTAATACATTAGTATCAAAATTATAAACTATAGCATCATATTCATTTATCCATAATTGTTTACTATTATTGAATCTATCTTTAGTAGTTTCACAATTACGTTTAAAAGCATTAGTACTACATCGTCTAATAACAAGAGGATTTAATAGATAATATTTAGAATCAATATCAAAATTATATTCATCAATACCTTCTATATCTTTCCAAGCAATCATAACACCAGCTTTAATTAATTCTTTAATTGCATCTCTAACTCTATCTGGAGTTTTAGCATTAACTAAACCGGATTTAATTACTTCTTTTGTAACTATTCTAAAACTAGTTTGATTTTGACTAAGTTTCTTATAAATATAATAAGCTACTTGAGTTGCAGTTTTAGAACAATGTACGGCTATTTCAGGAGCAAAATATCTTCTTGCTCCTTTAAACACATCATAAATAGTTTCTACATCTTGTAGTTTACCATCTATTTTAGTTCTAACTTTACCTGTTGCTTCAGCCATAATTGTTTTATAATTTATAAAAGTAATCATAGTACCATAAGTATTATATACATCATCAGCACTTGTGCAAATATATAAAAAAAATAGGTTGTTATCACAACAACCTACATTTTTCAGCGTTAAATAATGTTTAATAAACTAACACTTAATATGTTACAACGTACCTATATAATATATAATACAGCATATTAATGTTAGTTGCTATGATTATCACTACAAAGATAAACATTATCATCAGTATTACTACTAATAATAAGTAGTTTAACGATAGTTTAACCACTAACATTCTTCTACGGGGCGGCTTTAGCAACTTCTAGTATTCTAACACTAGTAGTTGCTCTATCCTCCCCGTAAAGAAGTGTATCAAAAGTTATATAGCTCCATATCTAATGCTTTTACCCATTCTCTAGCATCATCTTTATTATCAAATACTAAAGCTTCTGGAACATTAGGAACACCTTTAGTTTTATCAATCATAATAGTGTAATTTACAACACTTTGGTTAGTATCAGCATAACTATTTACAGCACTAACTGTACCAACAAAGAATTTACCACTAATATGACTAAAAGCTAGTACCTCATCATCAACTTTGTAATGAGGTACTTTAAATTGATTTTCTTTTCCATTAAAATTAACTTGCATAAGCTACAACAGAATTAAGTGCTTTATTCATATTATTATTAGCACTACCCCAAACAAGACTATTCATACGTTTCTCACCTTCAAGATTAGCAACGTTACAATAGAAACCAGTTACAGCATTATATGCACCCCAAGCAGTACCACAAATATCTTTCTGACCGATACCATCATTATAGTAATCCATCATATTATAAAGTTGATTAGCTTTACGAGAAGATATTTCAACTGCTTCAAGAAGTCTATAATCACGAGCAACAAGTCTAGCATAACCTTTATTAGGGTCGTACTGATTAATTCGCTCAATCTCAGCAGGAGTAAGTTGCAATTCACAAAGATACTTATAAACTTCTTCATCACTCATCTTAATAGTAGTAAGATGACGATAAAGTTCTTGAGCATCTAAAGCATGAGAACAAGCAACTTTAAGTACTTGAGCACCAAGTTCAAGTTTCTCTTTTATAGACTTAGTATGTCTAAGTCTGATATGACAAGAAGCTTTATCTAATGCTCCATTAAGCATATTAGTACAAATAACACGAACAGGAGTAATCATAATATCTACAGATGAACCACCATCATGTCCATTACTAAACACAAGATAGTTATCTATAACATCATCTTTACTTACAGAAGTTTGTACTGGAAGTTTAGCACTAACATATACTTTCCCTCCCATATTAAGACAAGCAGCTTTATCCCAAATTGCTTTACCTTCACCAATAGCATTATTAAAGAAGTTGAAAGCATCCATATTTTGAACAACTTCATACTTATCTTTAACTATACCTAAAGGATAATTACAATCTGTACGATAGGTAGCATAAGCATTAGCACACTCACGATAAATGTTACCGTCATGTACAAAAGCATCTTCACCTAAATCATTATTACTGCCTATTCTAAAAGGCATTTTACCTACAAGTTCACACTTTTGAACAGACCAATCAAGACCTGCTTTCTTCATTACATCTTGTGCAGTCACACAATCAGATACATCTTTACCGATAGCCCAAGGAAGACCACCACGATTAAATTTACTCATAACTTAGCGTTATTAAATTGTTAAACATTATATTTTAAAAATTACATAAAGTTACAGATTCTTCATCAGCTTGAATATCTTCTATATTCATTTCACCAGGTATTTCAGAAATCAACATAGTAACAGGTATATTACCATATTCATTTAAAGCATCATTTAGCTTTTCTATTACTTCATTAATCCTCATAGTTTTCATCTCCTTCTTCTTTATAATCTGGATTCAAATCTTTAGAATTCCATGTATCACGTAGTACATTCTGAACAAGAACTTCTACACTAACTATATGTTTCTTTAGTTCTTCTCCATTATATTTAAGATATGAAGCATTACTTGTAGCATCAGATAAATCTTCTGCTAGAATATTAATACTAAGAAACGTATTAGCTTTTACTTTAATATCTGTTTTAATTAAATATACATTGTACATAATATTACTATTTATTTTAATAAGACGTTATATTTATAATGGCTAAAGATGAATCATATTCTACATTAGTAGCATATAGATCATCAACCATAACTTGACAGTCTCCATTAGTTTCTTGGAGACTGTTAAGTTTTTGTATTAGTTCTGAAACTCTCATGTTATTTAATAGTTAAATTATCATTTTCAACAACTTCAGCAATATTGGAAACACAACCATCATCTTTGATTTTAACTTTCATAAGTTTCTTATCAACACTAGGTTTAAATTTCCAACCATCACGATTAACAGCTCCGATATTAGTCATAAGCTGATAACCATCACCCTTGAGAAGGTCTGTAAGTTTAACTGGAACAGTAACCTCAATATTAACATCATCAAGGTCTTCTATATCAATTTCACTACATTCATAATTACCAGAATCTTTAGCTGTATTTATAATAGCATCAAGCAATGCTTGTTCATCTACAGAAGAATTTTGGTTAAGAGTGCCGGTATATATACCATTAGCAAAAGTTACTTTAAGCATATCATTAATAGCTTCAAGTTTCTTATTATTAACTTCAACACTTTCGCTTTTACGAATAGTTACTTTACCAGTACCCCAATCAATCCACTTCTTACCACTCTTATCTTCTTTACCATACTTTTTAATAGCAAAGAGAACAAGATTAGTAAGACCTTTAATTGTATTCTCTTTAGACTTTTTGAGTTTAGCAAGTCTATCAGTCTCAGACTTAATAGCAAGAATATCAGCATTCAAATTATTAATAAAGTTAGTTATATTCTTAACTTTATTAGTCATTTCTTGACCATTAATTTCAAGCTTTTCTTCCATTTCTGGAGTTATTTCTCCACCTGTTTCTTCAATCTCATTATAAAGAGAATATAATTCTCTATTAATATCAAAAATAGTTCTAGCCATATTATTTAATTATTTAATAGTTAAATTTACATCTGCTCTATGAGTAATTTTACCATCTTCAACAGTAGAATAATTACGACCTACAGTAACACGAACTTCAACTTCAGGATTAGCTACTTCAAAATCACTAATCAACTTGAGAATATCATTCTCTAAAGTCTTTGCATTCTTCTTAACTTCATTAATTGTCTTTTCCATAATTTTATAAGTTTAAATGAGTTTCTACATTATTTACTACACACAAAGGACATTCATCAGTTAACATATAACCAACTTCATCAGAACAAAAACCGTTTGATTCAAGCCAATCTACAGCTCTTTCGTTATCATCAGCAGCAGTTTCATTTTCTGCAAAATCCTCAGTTACGTCAGCAACTTCAATTTGTCCTATATTATAATTTAATATACTTATCCACATGTTATAGCATTAATTAAATTGTCAACTTCATCAGCAAGCTCTTTAGCCATAGGATGAGGAGCTCCACTAACACCATTAGAACGCAAGTCAATATAATGCTCCCAATCATCAACAAAAGCAGTATGAACTACTTGTGTCTTAGTATTAAGAGGAAGAATTTCTCTAGCTTGTTGCGCAGTCCAACCAAGTTCAATACATTTACAATATACAAGATTTACTATTTGAAGACCATAAAGAAACCAATCTATAGCTGTCCAACCTTCACAATAATGACCTTGAAGATAATTATCATTAAATATTTCTTCGTCTCCATAAAATCCTGTATTATAACATTGTCCATCATCATCAGAATCTGGAATCCAAGGAAGCTTAGCAACACTTATGTTATTACCAAATTTATTAGCATTATAACGACAATAACGAGTAGATTCTTCTGCAATACTATTAACTCTATGACGATTAAGTTCACGACTAGCACCAATATCTGTTATAAAACAAATAGTAGTTCTCGGCATATAATAAGGACAATTAGGAGTTGTATCTATAAACTCAAGAGTGTTAATAGCATAATTTTCTATTATTACTCTAAGATTTGTAGTAACATAAAGATAACCATCATGATTATTAGTTCTACTATATTTATTATGCTCATATACCCCTTCCCACATAGCAGCAGCTCTAGGCATGAAAGTAGGAAATTTAAGATGAACTGTAGCATGTTCACAACAACTTAAATGAAGACTTGTTAAATCTACATCATCATAAGCATTTGGAACAAGTATTCGTTCATATGGATTCTTAGGATTAACCTTAGTGAGATTGAAGAAATCATGTCCTTTAAATATAGTTCTAAGAAGAAAATCATAAGCATTTTCATCTTTATTTTTAGGAGTACTTTGATAGCAAACACGAGTACATCTAGCTATATGTTTAAAAATAGCATCAAGTGTATAACCTTCTTGTTTCCAAACTTCAACACTAGGATTTACAACTTTAATCATAATTATTTACTTTTTACGTTTAACAAAACCTTTTCCAGCTTCATAATCTTCGTGAGATATAGCAACTATATTCTCTTTATGTTCACTAGTAACAGGAATTTCTTTATCATCAGCAGATAAATTATATACATATCCATCTTTATCTTTACAAAGATGTTCAAAACCATAAGCAGATATAATTTCATTAGTTACATCTTTCTTACTGGTTTCTTCGATAAGAATAAGTTTATCTGTTTTAACAAGATTAGAAATATCAATGAAAACTGTCTCTACCCGCCCCGTAGAAGGTATGGTAGGTTCATGTCCATTATCGCTAGCTTGCCAAGCTAATAACATATTACAATAATTACCTAAATCTTGAATAGTATCAAACATACTTTCATCTTCAACATTAGGATTACTATAACCTTGAAAATCATCTTCAATAAGATGAACCAAACGATTAGCTTTATCATACATTCTAGCTAGACCATATCTATAGCCTAGTTTATCACAACCTTTATTGAAAGCATTACCATAATCAGCATTCTTCTTAGCCATAAGACTAAGCATTTTGTTTTGTTGGTCACGTAATGCAACAACTTCAGGAGTTACAAGATGCTCTGGAACTACAGCTCCAAGCACCGCTTTCCAATACTTTAAATCACTTTCTGTCATAATTGTTATTTTATATAAATAGGATTTGTTATAAGACCTTTATCTAAATACCATTTAAAAGTAGTTCTAATAACTCGTTCTGGAGTAATACCGTTAATACAATAAAGAGAATCTCCTTCTTCAGTAAACAAAGTTCTTATTCTTCGGTTCAGTTATATCATAAATAGGAATATCTTCATCAGTTTTATAAATAGTATAATCTTGAGGAAGAGCACGCTTAATATTACAAGCATATTCAGTTCCTTCTTTAATTACAGCTATTTTGCGTTTACGGTCAATGCGAGCCATACAAGCTCCTTTAAGACCACCACACCAGCCTTCTCTATCCCAATTATTTTTAATATAATAAGGAGTAAGTTTAACTGCTAATGATATTCCTCTATGAAAGAAATAACCATAAGCAAAACAATAGCAGTGATAACTACTATCATAATATCCATACTCATCACGATGAATACCTTCATGGATACCTTCGCTTTTAGTAACAGGATGTCTAATTCTTTGTTTATTAGGTTCAGCACCTACTTTACTTTTAGTCATAAGTTGTATATTTTAAAATGTTTTACAACAAATATTTAAATTACATGATTGCGAACAGCATAATAAAGAATCATTAAAGCTCCTATTATTATATAAGGTGCAATAAGTACTAAACAACCAAATCAACCACTATTGTAATCTTCATTAGTCATATTATTAAGTTATTTAATATTTTAATTTTGTTTCTAACGAATTAAATTTAGTTACATGAATAACTAATAAGCGAGTATAATAAAGCCGCTCACGTACGAAGTAAAGTGGAAATCTGGCAATATCTTCTACGGGGCGGCTCTAGCAATTTAATGTTATATGTTCAAATGATACACTTCACCATCAGGTTGAGTATCAACAAGTTTAACTTCAATATTAGCATCTACAGTCATAGTATTAAGAATAGAATCTTCAATAACTTCTTTAGGAATAGAAAGCTTTAATCTACTATAATTATCTTTATTAGTTATACTAAATCTGCCATCAACATTATTCATGCTAACAGCTAGAAAATAATCATCTCGTTTAATCGTTTCATTCCATCGTTTCATAAACTTATAGAACATTCTAAACTTTATTTCTCGACTATATAATCTTTTAAACTTTAGAGAATACCAAGTTTTATGTTTATCTAATTCTTCTTTTACATTATCATAAGCGTTTAAATTCATTATTGTATTTACTTTTGAATATCAACTAATTTGCAATGGAAGGGCACGTTCTTAACACCCGACCTTTCACGAAACTCACAAGTTGCAAGTTTACCAATAAAATCTTCTTTATGTTTAAGAATATATTCTTGTCTTGAATGGTCAAAATTACCAGTAGTTTCAAACAGTTCATCATTAATGTCATTTTTAAGAACAAACTTACAAAGTGTAGTTCTAACTCCTTCAGGAATAACATCAACAATTTTGAACTTTGCGTCATCAATTCGTTTATATTTAAGCATAGCTAAATTACGAGCACCAAATTGATAAGCAGAATCAATATCACGAACAATAAGACCTTCAAAACCAAGACTAATAAACTTATCTCTGAATCTTGTAGCATCATAAATATTATTGATATTAATATCAGGTAATAATACAAGTTTACTCTTGTTATTAAGATGCTGTTCGTAAGTATCAAAAGTATAACATAGTCTACTTATGTTATCAATCTTAAACTTACATCTAGCTTCATAACTCATATTATCAATAGCAATATCATAACACCAATATTGAAGAAGTAGATGTTGAGGAAGCTTTTCATTCTTAACAAAACTATTAATATCATTTACTTTATAACCAGGAATATAAAGTTCACCATCAAGGCAAGCTCCTTCTTCAATCATAGCATCAAGCAAATCATCTTTAATAGCTGGAAGAATTACTTCATCCATCCAAGTAAGTTTAGAAGTCCAATCAGTACCTTCTCTAGAACGATAAGTAAGTCTAACAGGATTAAACATATCATTAGTTTGTTCAGCACCAACAATACATCTAACTCCATTAATTTTATACTGACCTAAGTAACTACGTTTATCAAAAGGTTTGTTATCTTTAAGTACTTTTGCGAGCATTGGAAGAACAAAACCTTCATCAGTAGTATTATTCTTTGGAAGATAAGTATTAAGAAAGTTAAGAAGATTAACATCACCTTCTATGTTTAAAGGAGCATTATCTTTAAGTTCAGAAGCTTCTTTATATCCTTCTTTACGCTTAGCTTTAATACGAGACTCTATTTCATTACCTCTACTAAGTTTAGCTTTAATTATTTCACTATGTTTATGCCCTCCTACAACACCATAATGAACTATATACTCATTATCTTGACCCCATTCATGAATACTCCATGAAATAGGGTCGCCTTTAGCATTTCTTTTAAATAGTATCATATATTAATTTTAAGTTTACTAATAAGTTTAGCTCTAGCTTGAGCATTTAACTGAGCAGCACTTTGAGTTTTCTCTTTCTTAGGTTTTTCAAAACCTTCAAGAGTTCCTTCTTTAGCTTTCTTTCTAGTAGTACGAGTAGTCTTCTTTAAACCTTTCTTCTTATCATATACGATAGGAGGATTATCTTCTTCATATTTAAGATTACGTTTATGTAAAGCTACAAGTTTAGAAACATATTCGTCTCTTTTATTTTCATCAATCCACGCTTGTTCAAGAGCATAATTAATTCCATATAGAGTACGACTAACTTCATATTGATAAGGAGTACCAATAGTTTGCATCATTCTCATATCATCTTTAATACGAGAACAATCAAGACGAACACAAGCTTTAGCAACAAATTCATCAGCACCACAAGTACTAATATCTTTTATAGCCATAGCTTTAACTTGTTCATCTATTACCATAGTATAAGCTTTTGGAAATCTTACCATTGTTTAGCTATTAATCTGAATATTACAACTTTATCTGGTTTACCTAGACGACCATGAGCATATTGAGCCATAGCACCAATATCATCAGTTTCTCTAGTTTGATACATTTTTGTAGGAGTTTTACAAGTATGAGTATCATAATCGTAATTAAGAGGAATATGAACAACATCTTTAAAAGGAATTAATTCATTTAAAGCATTATAATCTTCAGTACCATCATGAAAATCTACTTCTCCATACGAAAATATATTGTCTTTATCAAGGTCAAAAGTAATACCACCTCTAGTTATAGAAATAGCTCTACCTTTATCAAGTAGAGATTCTTCTTTATCACTTATCCAAGTCATAAGAATACGAGTTTGTGATTTGATTTTATTACCAGCTTTCTCAGTATGGCAAATCACAGTCTGATAATCTTTTGAAATAGGCATCGGTATCACTCTTATCTTTTCTGTATCGGATTTCGACATATCTAACAGTTTCTTTAATAAAAGTATCTATTTCATCATTATTGAATTTATCATGTAAATCAGCAAAATCTTTACACTCATAATTCTCAAGTCCAAATTCTCCACGAGTAATAAAAAGATAAGGAATACCATAAGTTTCTAAAAGATAATCAGCACCATCACGTCCAGTTCTATCAAAATCTAGAAGACTAACAATCATACCTTCATTATTAAGTCTTTTTCTAAGCCAAGTATATTCATTAGCTTTAAGTCTATAATTTTCGCTAGGAAGATTAACAACTCCAATATTAAGAGTTTTTCCATCCGCCCCGTAGAAGATATGTTTGCTTAGATGACTACCTAAACTTAATCTATCTTTACTAGACTTAGTTATAATAATATAATCATAATCTTCTCTTTCTAGATTAGGAAGACCTTCAAGTACATTACAATTAGTTACAAACTTTAATTCCTTAGTTCTATCACGTAATGGAAAATATAGTTTAATAAGATATACTCCAGATTTATTACGACCAAGCATATAAGCATAACAAGGGTCATTTTTAGCATCTTTATATTTAGGAGTAGGATTAGTTACTCTATCAATATAATATTGCTCAACTGGAATAACAAAATGAGTATTAAGATAATTCAAATCTACATTTAATTTAGCCCATATAGCTTTATCTTGACGATTCCAACTACGAGGAACAATTTCAATAATAGCTTTTTTATTACGAGCTTTAACGAGAGCATTCTTTATAGATTCGTCTACGTCATAATCATTAATATGATTATCAATTTCATACGAAAACGTTCTATAAATATGACTTAGTACAAAATAAAAATCTTGTTTATTATTTGTACTAATTGGTCTTTCATATACAATACTTAGTACGTAAGCTACTACACCATACACATCATCAAAGAAACCAGCACCACCAAAATCACGAACTTTAAGTCTACCCTTGGCATTGTATGCAATACCCATACTACCATCAGTATCATCATCACGAAATACAGAAGTAATAAGATGATTATGTTCAACACAATCTCTAACTACTTCTAATGGTATATTTAAGTATTTACTTACAATTTCTTCTTGACTTACTCTAGATTCTATAAAAGCTTTTGTAAGTTTACTTGTGTTAGCATTACGTTTCATATTGATAAAAAAAAATTAGGGGCAACAACAGTATTACTACCATTGTTACCCCTTAGAACATTAAACTTTAGTTGAGAATTAGTAGGCAAAGAGATAACTCTTCACTTATCTACTTAGAATGGAAGGTCATCTGTAGCAGTTGGGTCAAATCCAGCACCAGCAGGAGCACCACCAGCAAACTCACCACCAACAGGAGGAACTACAGCACCACCAGTCATACCAGGCATACCAGGAATACCAGGAACACCAACAGTAGGAGTCTTATTAGTCTGCTTAGGAGTAATACTTTCCTTAACCTTATCGATAGCAAGAATAACAGGAGGAAGAATCTTTCCTTCCTTCATCTTAACTAGCTCAATAGCACCAGAACCAACAAATGAAGTAAACTGCAAATCTTTGCTCTTATCAACATCTACCCAATCACCTTTACGATTACGAGTAGCACGAAGCAACTTAATCCAACAAGAAATAGGTTTACCATTACCATCCTTAAAGCAAGGCTTAGCAGTAGCACCATCAGCAAGATTAAATTGACCATTAAGCATAGCAGCAACATTCTCAAAGATGTGACGATAACCATTAAGAACATCCTGTGCATCTACTGCATTATACTCCAAATTGCCATTCTCATCTTCAGTATAATCTTCAAATGTAAGAGTAAGAGCATCTTCCTCTTCAACAGTCAGTTCACGACCTTTAAGATAGAATACATCAAGAAGATGCTTTGTCCAATTAAGAAGAGCATCTACTTGCCAAGCATTCTTACCACCAGGAATAGTATCAACATTACTCTCAACTGGGAAGAAAGTCTTAGTAACATAACGACGTTCCTTAATATTCTCATGATTACTAGCAAAAGTAACCACAAGACGAGGCATTTTAAGACCGGCAAAAGAATTACCTTCTCCACTCTGAGACCACTCTACACTTACAGAATCAAGATGAGCCATGAATAAACCATTAGCTGGGCTAGCATCTTTCTCATGAAATTTAAGACGAGCAGCGGCTACTGTCTTATTACTAATACCTCTACGATTCTTCTTTACAGCACCATTTGCAACTGCTGCTGCTTCTTTTGTTACATCTGTCATAACTTAATTAAGTTTTAAACGTTTATATTAATTGATTAAAAATAGGGAACTGATTTGCTCAGTTCCCTATAATAAAAAAGCGAATGAATATCTAATGAATGAACTAATTACTCAGCAGGTTCAGCAGCCTTATTAGCAGCTACACGAGCAGGCTTCTCATCAGTGTACTCGCCAAGAGGATAATAGATAACATCAACAATCTTATGACCATCGTTGAACTTACCTGTCTCACCAGCCTTAACATCAACAGAGAATACACGCTTCAAAGCAGTCTTATCTTCCATATCAGCTTTAAGCTGCTCCCAGTTGTTTGTATCAGAGAAGTTAAGCTTCAAACCGGTACCAACTGCATTACCACTAGCAGCAAGCTTACAACCACTGAATGCCTGAGTCTGTGGACTCTGCATCTCATCAACTGTATAATGCTCCTTAATCTCATCATCTGTAGCATCCTCATTAAGGTTGTAAGCAGCAATGAGCTGAGCACGATTAGCAGCAATGATAGCATCAACATTCTCATCATAAAGCTTCTGCTTCTCTTCCTTAGTAAGACGAACAGCTACAGTAGCTTCTGAACCATCCTTCTTAAACATAGGAACACCCTTAGCAATATACCAAACAGTAAGAGACTTAATACAAGCTTCTACACCCTCAGAAGTTTCAAGGTCGAAACCATTATTCTTAGCATACTCCAACAAATCGGCATTTTCCTTAGCCATTACAAGTGCTTCAACATCAGCGATGTTATTAGCAAACATAATGTTATCACCAGGCTGCAAACCAAGAGCCTTAGATACAGAACCTGTGATAGCAAAACCACCCTTAGTAGTAGCAACAATAAGCTGAGGCTCAGCATTAACTACACTACTCTTAACACCACTTGCAACTGCTGAAATACCGAATGATAAACCGTTAATCTTCATAACTTTAAATATTTAAATTGTTAATAAAATAATTATATAGTATAATACCATTTACACACTAAATTGTTCCTTACTCTGGAGAAACTTCACCATTAGAAATTTCTTCAATATTTACAAAGTCTTCATCATTAGGAACTGAATTGGCAAAGACTTCGGATAATTCATCGTCTGACATAACACCCATAAGAATATCACTAGCTATATCACGAGCACCATACATAAAAGCACGATGTCCAATCATGATACGAGTATATTTCTTAAAAGTATCTTTAGTAAATAAGTCAGCCGTATTAGCTTCTGTATAAGAGAAATGTCCTACAGCATGAGTTTCAACTACTTTACCATATATTCTCTTAAACCTAGTAAACTTATATTCAGTAACATAATCTGTAGGAGTAGCCTGAGTTCTAATAACAGGAAACTTACCTTCTTGAGCTACTTTCATAGCTTGTGGTAGATTAATGCACTTAATACATTGTTCGTTAATTTGAAATTCGTTGTATATTCTACCTTTTAAATCTTTATAATATTTAAGAGGATAAACACCAACTATTTCATCGTCTGTTTTACTTTCAGCTTCTGCTTTGGTACGACATTTAACACAATACTGTGGAAGTAGTGTCTCATCATAAACATTATTGCCATCAGTATACTTATACTGAGGTACATAATCTTTAGTAGTTTCCCAGACTATACCTGCCCTTGACAACAATGCTTTGACGATATGAACATCAACACCGGTTTTACCATTAATTACATGGATATGTTCTATACAAGTACTAAAAGGTAATCTTAAATCTTGTGCTCTCATAAGAATAGCAAGACCTTCATTTACACTCTTAACACCGCCTTTTTCCGTAGCAATAATCTTCTTTAGAAATACTTCTGCATTAGCAAGTTGTTTCTCATCAAGAAGATTTAGAACATGAATACCAGTATTAACATCATCTTGTCTAACAATCAAACTACGATTGCTACCATTTTCATCTTTAGTATCATTCATTATTTCAAAGAGCTTATTAGTTCGTTTTCTAATTTCTGCTGCAAAGATAAGAACTTTTTCTTAATCAACAACACAATAAGCATTATTATTATCAACTTTAACATTTCTATCAAAATCATTAATTATTGTATGATTGGCTGGAACACTCCTATCTTCTAGTTTTTTCTCCTCTAATGTGCTTTTATAGAATAAGGTATATAATAGTACCTCATTACTGAAATGAACCTTAGAAAGTCTATAGAAATAACTCTCAATAGTATCACATAGCGGAGAAGTAATTATAACCAAATCAATATCAACATCTAAAGACTTGTCAGGTGACGCACCACAAGAAATTACATTTATCTTATGAGTATTCATAAGTTTCTGTGCAAGTTTCTTTTGAGCAATAACACCTAGAAGTTTAGGTTGACCTTTCTTTGGACCACTCTTTATAAGAATAGGATTTCCATAATCATCTACAGCAGGAACGTTATCTACTTTATCATGGCAATTAGCACAAATCCTTTTACCAAATTTATCATTAAGATAATCAGTAACAATATTAGCAAATTCACCATACTTGTTTATAATGAGTATATTCTTGTCTAAATTATCATTGACTATATCTAAGATATAACTAAGTTTATCTTTAGAACTAGCAAGTTTAGTACTACGTTCTCTAATAATATTATAAATACTATTAGCACGTTCTTTAATAGCAGAAGGACTATAAAGTTTATCTATATCTCTATTAAATTCTGAAGACATATCTAAATGATTATCCCAACCATTAGTACGAGCAATAGCATCACATATCATCATACTAGAACAATTAGTATCACTATTTCCCAATCTAGCATACTTAATATTATCAAAGTTACCAAATATAGCTAGAGCAGTAGAAATTTCCCTATTATAATAGGTCATTTCTTTATCTAGTTCGGTATCAGGTGTTATAGTTAACCCTACCAAACACTCTTTTACGGGGCGGTTAGTTCTAACTTCATCAATAACATTTTGACTAAAGTTACCAATACTAGGAGCAACAGTATAGAAATCATCCATAGTTTTATTATCTAGTAGTTTGCTAAGAATTACTAGCTTAAACTTAGACTTTTCTATCATAGCTATATGTACAAAATGAAATATACTAGGATTATAAATTATAGTCAGTAAAGGACTATAATCATTAATATGTTCAGCAGCATATTCGGTAGTTAAAATCCTAAGACTTCCATTATGTATTACAGTACGAAAAGAATTATTCCATATTTCATTGTTCAAAGTAGTTAGATAACTTTCAATACTACTTCTATCTGCAAAATCTTTCACAATAATAACAACACTAGTCGTAGGAGACTTATTGTAAAGTTGTGGAAGAATATAAAGCAGAGGTCTTAGAGCATCAAAAGGAGCAGGTATTACAAAAGTACCTATTCCTTTATTTAATCTCCAAGCATCAACAGCATTTAAATAAACTTGTTCTTCTGTCATTATTCTTCTTCATTATCAAATAAACTATTATACATACCAAAGTTCTTCTTTAATAGAGCTTTTCCACTAAGAGTTTTATTCTTTGCATTACCTTTCTGATTAGGACTTATTCCAAGCTTAATAGGATTAATAATCTTATAAGCTTCTTCATAATAATAAGCATAATTTATATTACGCTCACTAATATCTTTATCGTCAAGTAAATTAAGAATTTGAACTGGCTTTCCACTAGCTAGTACACTACGTTTACCAGTAAGTTTATGCTCTTTCATAATCACAACTCCTCTAGTAGATACATAGAAACGAACATGAGGTTGACTACGAACTTCAACACGTTTTCCATCTACTACTTTTTCATAAACAACTTCAAATTGTTTACCAACATTTTGAGTTTTACAAAAATCAAGAACATCTTTATGATTACAAAGAGTTTCCATTACAGATACACCATGAGCAAAGTATTCAAATACAGCAGTAGCTACAATAGGCATATCATAACCTTTCTTAAGGTCTTTGATATACTGCTTTGGGTCAAGAGCACCCTTATACTCAACTTTATCGTTACTTTGAATATCAAAATAATTATTCACATTAAGACTAACGAGCATCTTATAATGTTCATCATCAGCAGACATTCTATTAGTCTCATTCCATTCCTTACAAATTTGATTATAAACATCGATTTTATCATAAGGAAGCTTTATAACGATACCATCTGTATTAGCACTAACAACATGTATTCCAGCAAGTTCAAGAGATTCACAAAGAGTCATTGTCATTAATTGACCATTAATAGTAACTCTCATTTGTGCAAGTCTGTCATAAAGCCAATAATTTTCATAACCATATTTACCATAAATAGCATTGATTACAATCTTTAATGCTTCAGCTGCTAGACTATTATGTACACCAGGAACTACAAAACCATCTTCATCCTTAGTATGTTTACACTTAACACGCGTCTGTTTAAAATAATCTACCATGTTTACAAACACCTTAGTATTAAGATGTTCAGGTACTACTTCATAGCTAATCATTATACTCGGATAATATGATGTATACAAATTTGTTAATCTACATATTTCTATGTAGTTCAGACTATATCTTCATTGCGCACCATAATAGTTCTTTCTCTACCCTTACCACTAGTAATAACATTTCCATCATTATCAAGATAATGCCAAATGTATCCTTTACCAGTCTTTTTAGAACCATTACAACAACCTAATAATGTGGATTTTGCAAGTCCACTAGCTTTACAAGCTTCATCGCTATTTTCATATTCAGCAATCTTATGACCATCATGTCTATCAAATTGACCAATACGATTAAATTTAAGTTTCCTCATCTTTTCACGGAACTCTTTAGTTTTATGAGTTTCGTGAGATTGAGTAGCCCAAGCTAAACGTTGACTATCAGAATGATAAGTATCTTTAATTATAAGATTATATAGTTTAGATAAACCATAAGACTTTTGATAATCTCTTTCTTTTTCAAATAGATTTTCATTAGTCTCTTCAAGTATGGTAACTTTGAATTTATCTATACCATATTTATTATAATCAGCTTGTAATCGTTTATTAGGATGATTACCTAGTCTAAGATTACTATAATGTTTTACTACACGTTTATAAATATCTTTAGAAGAACCAATGTAATTTTGATTATTTACTTCACAAGTGATACAATAAATACCACTTTTATCTTTTAAATGAGTAAAATAACCATAATATACATTTTGATTACTTCTAACTTTACCATAACCATTGAACCCATCAGGAGTAGCATTTTTATGTTTTCTACTTACCTTAATCTTAGACACATCAAATACTAACTTTAATTTCGACAAATCTTTCATAATCTTTATAATTTAAATTATCAATAAAACACTGTGAAACAAAGGTAATATCTTTTTGGGTAATAACACAATGCAAGGTGCTTCGATTTGAATAAATTTAAACCTACGTCTTACGACTAGTCGTTGAACCTTCTTCCTTATTAGGAAGCTCGGCTGCGGATTGTCCAATATTATCTTCTTTTACTATACTCTCAGTCTTTCTCTGAGACCAACATCTACATTACTGCGATGATTAGTGAGATAATCTCTAAGGAGTTCCCCGTCAATTCACCTTGTTTAATCACGACTTACATCAATCGTGATGAACATAAACATATTTATCAGTACTTTTAAGTATTACAGGCTTATCTTGAGTATGAATACCTCCAGTAGCTAGAGTATATGTTGTACCATAAAATTCTATTTCACGTACAAAACTATCTTTATTAGTTCTATATATTACAACTTTCTTCATTTCTTCAAGTAAATCTTGAAGTTGTTTAGTTTTAAACTTAATATGAGGAAATATAATACGTTTAAACGATAAAGCAGTTCGTTGAGTACGAAGATTTTTAAAAGCATCTTCTTTAAGTCCACTACGTTCAGAATAGAACTTATTAAGAAGTTTATCAGCAATGTTACTTCTAGCACTACATAGAAGATTAAGTTTAAAAGCATGACCTAGACTATATCTAAGTTTAATCTCATCAGGCTTTTGTCTAGCTATCTCACAAACAAGAAATACATCATTCTTATTATAATGAAGCATAGGCTTTATATATTTAGACATAAGATACCTATCAAAGTCAGCAACAAACAAATGATTTAATTGTTCGTTTGTCATACCTTTATATTCATCTTTTTTCCTATATACATCACCTTCTTCATCATCTATTGGAGGTAACTTAAAATCAAGAAGATTATACCATTTAAGATTAATACTAACTTGCTTTAAACTTTTACCATACTTCTTACGTTCACCAGTATCTTTATCTACATTTACTCCAGCAGAATTAAGAGCATAAACTTTAAACAAATCAACAGTTACATAAGGTAATCTATACTTACGAATAACATTAAGTAAAGGGTCATTCCATAAAGCATCTTTATCATCTTGTAGAGATATTAGTTTATTATTCACTTCTTTAAGAAATGAACAAAGTTGTTTACTAGTATCAAAACGATTCCAATACATAAGGAAAGCTCTAGTCATCATATCATCATAAGCTTGATTGTTATAGCCAAATAAATCATATCTGTCTACAGTACCATCATCTTTAGTTATAGGACGCATCTTCTCAAAGAAGTCTATCAACTCTAACATCTGTGAATCATCTGTATCAGTAATATAAAATATCCAACTCTTTATACTATCAAGTCTAGATTTAATTTCTTCAACTGTTAAAGTATCAGTTAAAGCACCTTTACAATCTGCAAATTTATCAAGATAATCTCTAACATCTACAAAAGTAAATGAAATCATATTCTCAAATACTTCTAAGTCTACAGCTAAACTATGAATCATTTATCAATTTAATTATTTTCATTCCATTATAATTATTATCTTTACTAGCAGTAAGCCATTTAACTAGACGATTACGAAATTCATCGTATTTATTATCATCTATAAACTTAATAAAAGGAGAGTAATTTGTACTGTAAACATAAGGAGCTATATAATATAGTTTATCTTTACCTTTAATAATATCAAAACCAAAATTAGTAGCAGCATTACCAAGAAGCATTATCTTCTTGATATTATTAATTCTAATATCAGCAAATGTATAAAGCATACATCTATTAGCTATATATTGATTTACAGGACAATGTTCATCAAGCTTACAACGAATAAGAGGAACAATATAAGGGTCTAGTTGTTCTAGACCCCCCGTAAGAGATGTGATAGTTTCCTTTACTATTTCTACATACTTACTAAAAGTCATTCCTCTATTCTTATAAGCATTATAATCAACATTTGGTACAACAATAATCATACCAGACATTGGATTACCAACACCACTAAGACATTTGCACTTAGTATTAAACATACCTAAAGCACAATCATCACATACGTTGGAAGCCATAAGGTGATAAGAAAGTATATGGAAGACAAGTACCTCCAGGTTATTTACTAATAGTCATAAGACTAGGAAAGTTACAACCATTTTCAATACACTTACGAGCTTTAATTTTATAACTTCTTTTCATAATTAATTAATCTTTACTAGGTTCAGCATAATCTTCTACTTTATCATAATTATTAACATTATAATTGTCGTAAATAGAAGCACTAAACATGTACATATTATCACGTTTACTCCAAGTTTTATCCAGTTTACGTTTAGAACCATAAACACTAACTCTACCATCAACAGTAGCGTAAACTTTAGCAATTTTATAATACTGACGTTTAAGACCCCGAGCAGTATTAGATTCAGTTACATAAACATCACCAATTTTAATTGGACAATTAGCAAGAATATCAGCAGAAGCTTCTTCGTTAAGAGCTTTAATTTTACTCTTATATTCAGCTTCTATTTCATATCTTTTTCTAACGTAACATTGTACACGTTCTTTAAGAGAAGGACTATTACTTGTATTACACATTTTATTTAATATTTTAATTTTCGATTTTAGCGCATCAAATAATTTTCGTGATTAATTAATCGACTAAACTATTCAAATCGCTTAGAACTCAACAAAATTGTCATCTGATGAATTTGGTATCACTTCGATGTTCCATTCTGCCAGTGAAAACTCAACACTTTCGTAAACATAATCAGGACGAATAACAACACCTTTATGATAATTATCATCAATAATAACAATAGTAGCATCTAAGAGAGTACCGATAACAGTACGACTATTATCTTTTTTGGTTAACTTTACAGTATCACCAAGGTTCAAATCATTTTCATCAAGAATACCATTTGATATAGTATCTTTAATTCTAGCTACATCTTGTTCTTTTTGTTTAAGAACTCGAACTAGTCTAACAAAGCTATTATTATCAATATCCATATCTCAAATACACTTTTTCTTTAGCTCTACTAACAGCAACATAAAGCCTCTTATTAATATCACTAGCATTAGTATAAGGTCTACCATACTTATCATAAACAATATCCATAACATCTACCATGCTTACATTGTAAGTTGAGCCTTGAGACTTATGACTACTAATAGCAAAACCATAATCTAAATCTCTATAATAAAGAATAGAACCATCAGGTCTACCAATATTAACAAGAAGAAGACAAGATTCTTTAAACTTATAATAAGCTTTCCACTTAGTAGCACGAATATCTCTACGAGCATTTTTAGCTTGCTGAATTAAATCATCAGCAATCTTACAATACATAGCCATAGTATACTTATCTCTATGGTCTATAATAAATAATGGAGAAGTAACTTGACCACCAAATACAGCTTGAAATTTAACCATGAAACCTTTAAGCTCATATTGTGGATGAGTATAGTTAGCTATCTCTTTTACAATATAATCTTCACTATTCTGAATAATTGCATCATTAAATTGGTCTACAATAGTGACATAAGAAGTAATCAAATCATTCTTAGTAATAACAGATTTTTCACTGTCTTTAATTATACTTTCTCTAATAAATTTATTCCAATTAGAAACAGCTTTATTAGTATAAGATATAACTTTGACATAATCAGTATTACGAGTAATTGATTCGTCACTAAATTGTTTCACAACTTCTTGCTGAAATTGAGCAGAATTACAAACTACAAATCCTTTAGTCATAGTATTATCAAATTTACTACGATTACGAGATATGTAATTTAAGAAGTTAAAAGTTCCATTATAAACATCACCACGAAGAAGTTCAGTAAGAGCTCTTATAGGATTATCTTCATCTTGTCGTACAATCTGTGTAAGTCTGAAAGATGTAACACCTTTAAAAGCGTAACTATCTTTCTCATTTACGGGCGGGATTTGGGCATCATCACCACATAGTATAAGTTTAATATTATACTTCTTCATCATCTTATCAATATAAGTAACAAGACTACGATTAAGCATAGAACTTTCATCTACTATATATAGACGATAATCTTCAATCTTTATACGACCATAAGAAGCAAAAGTAACATTGTTAATATCAAACTTTTCAATATCATAATTAGGTTTAAAACCAAAATCAGATTGAATAGTATTAACATTACAATGAGTACCTCTAATACTATTTTTAAGAACTCTACAAGCTTTATGGCTTGGAGCACTTAATCCTATTTCAGAGAATGGTATGTTACAATCTTGAAGTAAAGCTTTAAGAAGAAAAGTTTTACCAGTACCACCAGGACCAATTAAAGCACGCTTAAAATCTTTAGGATTATAAGGTTCATTAATAAACTTAATAAGTCCATTATAAGCTTTTGTTTGGTCATCAGTAAAAGTAAACTTTTTAGCTCTATTTTTATTAGGAGTATTTATAGTAAATTCATCAACATTACTCATTATATATCCTCCTCATCATCTATTAAATGTTTAACATTATAATCATGACCAACTAGAGTTAAAATTCTATTGAATTTAGCATAAAGTTTACCATCAATTCTAACAATCCAACAAGAACAAATCCAGTTATGACAAAAAGGTACATAACGATTAGGGTCTGCTTTCTTGAATATTCTATCACTTTCACTAAGAAGTAAACTAATGTATTGTCTATTCCTTTGACCAACTCTAGTGAATATACGTTCACATTTAGTTAAATCATAAGAATCTTCAGTAAAAGGAAGAGTTACTTCACCTTTACCTACATCACTTATATTAGTATCTTTGGTAAGTCTATTAATATAATCAAAGTACTTAATACGAACAGTAAAATTACCTTGTTCATCTTGAATAACTTGACCAGGAACTAGTTTAGTTAACTTCTTATTAGGAAGTACAGTTGGTGCTCTACGTTTAGTAGAAGCTTTAGGCTTAAATACAAATTTAAGCTTAGAATAATCTACATTCATTTTTTCTTATTTGTTAGTTTATGTTCTTTCTTAATCTTCTTAGCTTCTCTAGCACTTACAGTATCATCTTCAAAATTAAGATTAGAAGGCTTAATAGTATTTCTACTACGATTAACCACATATCCACAATAATGGACAAGAAAATCAATTCTTCCCCAAGTACGAATACTAATAACTGTATTAATTGGAATGATAATATGATTACCATCAATCTTTGCAATACGTGATACACACTTTAAATCCTTTTTTTCATCATGTTTCTTTGCCATTTTACAAAAAGTTTAATTAATAATATTATTACTTCATCAATAAGATGATTATATTTTCTTTATATTACTAAGAGCTGCAATATATTCTAAGTCTTTAGTTTCATCAAGCTCAACTTTTATCATAGGAATATATTTATAATAACGAATATGTTTATATGATTCAGTATGGAGACTTACAATAGTTCCTACTTTACCATTAACAAGCATAACTTTATCTCCTACTTTGAGAGAGATATTGTTATCTTTAAAGAATTTATTTGTTAAATTCTTAATTCTATTATTATAGTCTTTACGAGCAGTCTCTGCTTCTTTAAGAAAATAAGAAACAGTTTCTTGTTTAATATCTTTCATTTCCATAATTATTATATTTTAATTATTAACATTAGAAGTTCTGCTTGGTTTCGCACCATAAGTCGTATTACTACACTTAGCAGAACTTAATTACTCTAGCCTCCCCGTAGAGAAGTTAGCATACGATTATTTTCCTTTTCTAACTTATCACATATATTAAGTATGAAATTAATACCAGCATGTCTAACAGCAATTATATCTTTAATTACAGTAGTCATATCATGTTGACTTAATTTCATAAGATAATATATAGTTCTAAAACCTCTACGAGTATTAAGAGGAAAGTTATAAGGAATAATATAACCTATACGTCTTGAAGAATGTTTATAAAAGTCTTTTTTATCAACATAAGCATTACATTGTACAACTTCTCCAAAATCAGGCACACAACAATGTCTTGTATCAAACTGATAAAGACAACTATTACCATCAGGAAAACTACTACTACAAGCTTTTAAACTAGGTCGTTCATTAGAACTAAGTATAATACTTTGAGTATTATAATAGGTTCTAACATTACCTACATATAAATCTTCGTCACCCATAATTTTATACTTTAAAATCTCTTTCTATGTTAACATTACTATTATGATGAAGACTAGCATAACGTAAATGACGTTGAATAGCAATTTTAATACCAAGTCTTATAGTCATTTCATTATACTTATCATCTTCATCATCAACTTTAACAGTTATATTATATTTATACAAACTCATACTTTAAATATATTATCTAAAATGTCTCTAAAATTAGGATTATCTATTACATACTGTGCATCAGCTTCATTTTTAAATACTGGACTACCATAATATGTATAAACAGAAGTATCAAGTTTACAAACTGAATAATGTGGTTTTTCTACAAATTTATAATAAGCAATAGAATAACCTACAACTTCTTTAGTAACATCATATTCCCAATCACCATTAAAGTATCTAGCAATATCCATAAGATTAGATAAAGCAATTAATTTCTTTCTAACTGTACATGTTTTATCACCTGTAGAATCTTTAATTTCGCTAAGACAAGTATGATAATTAGTTGCTTTAGCTATATTATACATCTGTTCAAGACTTAACCATTTACGTTTAAAACGAATAATACCTTTAGATAAATCACTAGATTCTACGTCAATTTCATGACCATTAGGTAAAACAAGTTCTATAGGTCTTAATTGAGTAGGATTATTATATACCCATAAAGGTGAAATCTTATAATATTCATATTTAGAATTATCTTTAGAATCATATTTAGGAATTTCTACAAATACTACAGACTTTTTGTCAAGTCTTCTAAGACTTGAACATTCACCAAATATATTAATTCTTTTATCTCTAGATAAAGCATAATCATTTCTATCACCAGTATATATATTACTACTAGAACAAATAGTAGCAAGAGAACAATCACAACAAGAGTTACTTTCTCTTACTTCATATAATTTGTTCATATACTCAATCTTAGTATTAATATCAAATGCTTTATCTCTTTCACTGTTACTTCTATTCAATGACATAATTAATTCTTATTTTAAATGGTTTATTAATACCCTCATAAGAAACAACTGTATGATATATTATATCATGGTTCTTATGTTTAAATTTATTATATAGAATTTCAGCTACAGCACTTATAGTAAAATAATCAATAGCATTAGTATTAAACTTAGCGTTAATTTCATTACGTAGAAGTATTATAGCTTCAGTGTCTTTATTCCTAAGTTGAGCTTGAGTTACAATTATCATTTTATTTAATATTTTATTTTGCGATATAAAGCCCTCAAATTAATTTGCCGATAAATTTATCAGCTAAATTAATTGAGAGCTGCGAAACCTAGGAAAATACGCAAAAATCGAATTTATTCATAAATACCGGACTGCTCAAGCATAATTGCCTGGTCAGCCTGCATATCAGAGTAAATATCATCAAGTACATCATCACTAAGAGTAATAGTACTTGGAGGATCAGGAAGTTTATTATCTTTATTCATATTAACTTGCTTTTCAAGATGAACACTAGCGCAGTCGAACTGCACTTTACTACCTAATTTACCTTTAAGACAAAGGTCTTTTACAGCACATTGTGGACATTTAACTCCACTAGGCATAATATTATATATATTACCAGCAATTACAATACCAGTTATAACATTTTCTTCCATAATTGTATCTATTAAACATTAAAAAACCACTACTACTTTCACAAGCAATAGTGGCATATCCTTTGATATTATGAAAATATAATACGTTTTACATACTTATAAAACCTATGTAAAATTATTATATGAAAAATAAAAATAAAATAATAACACCAATTATAAGAGCAACAATAGTAGCAAATAATATACGTGCTTCTTTATTGCGTACTCTAATAGTTTTATCAAGAGAATCAATTCTACCATAAAGAGCTTTATTGTGTTCTTCAAGAGTAGCGATATGTTTATCTTTATTATCTATTGTTGCATTAAGAGCAGCAATAGTTTTTTCTTGATTACTTTGAATCTCCTCACTCTTATCAAGAGAATCTTTAAGAATTTCAATTCTCTTTTCATTAGTAACTTGAAGTTTCTTGAATGTATCAACAGACTTATTAAGTCTACGTTCAACATCGTCTTTACGAAGAATAATATTTACTAATTCTTCAATACTCTTTTTATGTAATGTAGTTCTACGTCTTTTATCATTAGCTGATAATTCTTTTTCTTTCATAATACTCTTATGTTTTAATTATTCGTATAATATATTATCACTAAGTTCATCATAGCTAGCATCATCACCAACCATGATTTCACCAAATAAGTCATAATCATCAATATCATGACTAGTACAGAACGCATCAATATCTTGAGCATTATAATCAAATTCATTATCTTTTATCATAACTGTTATTATTAATTACAATACAAAGATAATGAATTTAATCTATCATATCTTTTACGGGGCGGCTAGATTAACTTATATTTTAAGCAATACTAGCAGTCTTAACATTAAAAGGATGAATATTAACTATTCCACCTTTATAACCATAAGTCTTAAATCTAGACTTAGCAATTTTCTTAGCATGATTAAGACCTTTACTAGTAGAAATCATAAGACTTCCATCAGCACGTTCTTTAAGTCTACTGCTCACAAAATAATATCTTGTACACATAATAAGTTCTCCTTATTAAATTAATAAATAGTAGTAGTACTATTTCTAGCACTACTACTTATAATTACTATCCGAACATAATCATACGAGCCAACTCCTTCAATAGCTCTACAGATACATCACTAAGTTCTATAATATTAGTAATGTGATTATAGTAACTATCATGCTCTACTGGAATAGGTGTAGGATTACTAGACCAAGGATTGGTATACTCTTGACCCTCAGTAACAGCTTCCTGAACAATCTCAATCTTAGCACCACTAAGAAGTATTTGCAAACAATTAGGATGTTCAGCAATATAATTACCAGCAAATGCAGTCTTAGGATTATTGCGGAAAGCAGCAATAACACTAAATGAAGAAACAAATATAACATTTACTTCTCCCTCAGAATAATTACCTTCTTCATCAGCAACATAACCTTTAACTGGAGTATTAAGAGTAATAGATACTCTTTGCCAAGTAGTCATATCAGTTACATTAACGTTACGAACTGTAGTAGTTACTACATTGTTAGCTTTAACTTTCTTGAGTTCAGCACTCACTGTTTCAAAACTTTTCATAATTCTTTAATTTAAAATGTTTTATAATGTTGTTTATTAACACTAATATATTATTTATCTAAATCACAATCTAGTTTAGCAAAACGTCTTACTTTAGTCTTTTCTTCATCAGTTAAATACTTACTAAGATATACACCTTTAAAACGTCCTTCACTATCAAAATCTTTAAAAGTTTTACTCATAATTACATTAATAAGATTAATAATTAAACTAGTACTATCTTCACAGACTGTACTAGTAACAGAACTTTATATTTATTAGGAAATGGGAAGTCTAGCATTATAATAATCAACTGCTTTATCTGTATCAAAGAGGTTTTCATTATAATCCTCTATTTCTTCAAATAAAGCTTCAGAAGCATTATAATAAGCTTTATAATCTTCTAGTTTATTACGAAGATTATTATTAATTACTAAAATAATAGTATTAACAATAATTACTGCTACTAGAATAGCATTTACTTTATTATAGTTATTCATTTTATTCATCTTTATTATTTTTAGCATCAACAATTATATAACTACCACTTATAATAAGTAGTATAAAACCAATAATATTTATAATACTTATATCATCATCAGCACCATGAGCAATAAGTAAAAGGCTTAAAAACAACATAGGTATGACTGATAGTTTAAGTATATATTTAAATAAGTCTATATTCATAACATTAATAAGTTTAAAAGTTAAACATCTAAGTATTAGCTATAGTATTATCAACTACTCTAAAAGCACTATATTAATGAACAGGTAATAGTATAGAAGTAACTATAGGAATAGTTAAAGTAAACTTATAACTACTATTACTAGTTGATATAGAAGCAATTATTGCTATTATTAGAAGCACAAAACAAAGTAAAATATACTATATGCAAGTACTCTATGAGTACGATAAGAAACATCATAATCATAAAGAATAGCAGCAATAATTACAGTAACAAATAGAATAATCATAAGTGAGATTAATAGTATAATCATGAGTATTATTAATCTAAAGAAGATGAAAAAGGGAAATAGTTTTAGCAACACTATCTTTAACTTTCTCACCTTCAGTTACACATTAAATACAATCAAAACATTTATCAACACTAGCTTTTAGTTCATCATCATAAGTATCATACTCTGCTTTACGTTTATCATTAGCTCATTTAATAGACTCTACATCACTATTTAAAGCAGTAATATAATCACTATTTAAAGCAGTAATATAATGACTTATAATTTCTCTATCTACATCATAATCATTACTTATTTTACAGTTATTACTAGTAAGTACAATAACACCTCAGCTTTCACTACGTTCTAGCTTCGACTAAGTTTATATAAAAAATAAATATATATAACTACGTTATAATATATTTATTTATTTTTTATATAAACATGTGCGTGCGTATACGTGCGTGTACATGCGTGCGTGTACATGCGCGTTAATGTTATACTTACAAATCGCACCTATTTACATGATTATAAGGATATTCATAATCATTAATATTATCATAAATATCTTCATAATCAATATCGTTAAGCTGTAATTCTAATTCATTATTCATAATATAGTTCTCCTATACTTTAAGTTATACATTCATTATCATTTGCAATATCAATAAAATAAGTCTTATAAAGCTTATAAAAAGTCTTATAAGTATTCTAAATTTGATACGCAGAATTTGTTTCTTTTTTTGTTGTCAACTCTTGTAACTTTATTGTAGTCAACTTAAGTTGTTTTTGTAGTCAAAGTACAACGAATAACAAGAGCAGGAGATTTCTCTCCTACTCTTGCACTAATTACTCAGCTGGTTTTTCAGCTTCTGCTTTGTTAGTGAACTTGTGTACTGTTGGAGCAAGATTCTCAAGCTCGTCAATAGTAGCATCCATAGCATCAGCAAAAACATCATCTTCAACCTTATGAATAGCAAACTTTCTACCACAATAACCAACTTTAATCTTAGTCAGTCTTGTATGGTAAGAAACACCATCAGAAGTCTCTTCTTCATCATTAATCTCATTGATGAAGGTGTCGCCATCTTCATAACGTTCAATAGTGACAGAAAGAGTAGCACCAATCAACAGATTACACCAAACTCCATCAGGAGTAACAGTATACTCTTTGCGGTCAAAGTCCTTGAAGTACACTTGCAAGAAGTTTGGAGTAAGATAGACCACATGCATGAACTGCTTCAGTGGCATTATCAACTCGTTGGTAGTAGTCTCAACATACTCTCCAGTATTCTCATCAACTTTACGCTTTGGGAAACTTTCAATAGTAGTGAGATTAATGTACTGACGACCTTCTGCATTAGTGAATGTACGTACGTTCTGAACTCTGAGATTTACTTTAATAGTTTTCATAACTCTATTGTTTTAAATTAGTAAAACTAGCCTAAGCTAGAGCATGAACCCGTTCCATGCCAAGACTTGTTTCTTTTCTTGTTGTTGAAAATTGATTCTTTCTTGTAGTCAAAAGTTTGAATTTCCTGCTTGATAGGCGGGGGTATTTGATATTGTCTTTATGAGGGTGGGGCTCTAACTACATACCTCCTTGCTCATAGTTATTCATATAATTTTCTACCTCTACTTTCATTAGCATAATCTTCTACTTTTACTCTATACTATTCATTATTACTTTTACTAACATAATCTTTATCATTA